AGATAGGATTCAAATTCAGTCGTCAAAGACTTTGCATTCTGGCTCACTTGGATTCATCTCACAAAATAATTCTATACAGTTTGGATCGTGATGATCTCCTGCTACGATCTCAGCATGATGATTGTGCTCATACACTTCTAATTCATGTAGCTCCTCTTTAATATGCCTTCTTGTTTGAGGTGAAATTTGAGGATCAGATAATACAGCCTTGTCGTGCTCTATGTGTGCTTCAATTGTTGTCATAGGAAGTTACCCCTAGTTATACGTTACTATTTAGGTATTGGAACCGAATCCCGACACAACATTAACTCAGTATAGAGTGTTTGATTGGCATATTTATGACGTAGACCTGAAATCACATAGCGTCCGCTATACTTATAGTCTATCTCAATCCTACTACCAACTGGTTTTGTCTTAGGAATTTTAATATCGACTCCATATCCTGAGTATAAGTCAAGATTACCTGGAATGACAACCAACAACTGTACATTTTTTAGGGATTGCACACGTAAGTGCTGATAAGACTGTAGATATGGTATCTCATCATAGTTTTTTGATTCCTCTGTCTTCTTACCGAAAGAGAAACTTCCTACCTTCCAACGAGGTTTATCATACATCCTATTAGGTAAGAAATCATATCTAATTCTCTTAGGATTCTGAATCAATTTCTTAATGTCTTCATCATATGTTTCAACAGGATTCTTAGAGGTTGACTTACCTACATGAGACATCTTACCCCAAAACTCACTGATGTCATACTCATGAGCATGGGTAGCAGTCAACATATCTTTTGATATCTTTCCGTTAGCAAACATGTTAGGGTCAAACCCTACACTATATCCTGACCACGCACCTTGTCTTAGTCCTGTTAAGTAATCTCTATCATTAGGGAACACAATACCTTCAATCTTATAGTCATCATTGTCTTCATCACCTGATTTCTTAGGTGAATAAGTGTATTCATATAGTCTTGCCTTACCTTCAGTCATATCACTATCACTATCATATGACATTGCATTGACATCATCTATAATCTTATCAATAGACTTGAAATGATATCCCATTATGTTTTCCCAGAATAGGAAACCATTCTGTTTCTCATCCTTTGCACCACCACCAGCAGCCCTAACAGTCCTCTTTGCTATCCAATAAATCATGTCCATGATTCTCCAGTTGGATGCAACAAAGATATGTTTATTCACTGTCTTCTCTGTATGCAATCTCTTCCTGGTATTGAGGTAATCTTTACCCTCAATCATTTCCGTAATCATCTCACTTGCTTCTACCTTATTATTAAACAGAGTCTTAGTGTTACCAAACACAGTCAGCACTTCATTCTTTAGAAACTCATCAGAGACACACTTAACTGTGTATGCTTCCACATTACCTGATCTTACCCTATCCTTAATAGTATATGCTCTCAATAAATAGGTTGCTTTCTTTTGTGTAGTCTCAAGTTTCAACTCCCATATCTCACTACCATTAAGAGTACCAATAACTCCACTAGCATCTTCAAGTATAATCTCACCTTCAAACGTTGCTTGACCAATACTTTCAGTAACAAACGCTGCTGTAACTAAGACACCAAGATCAGTAGCACCCTCAGCATTCTCTACATACTCACCATCACGTTTGATTTTGAGACCAATTGATACATCAGTAGATGTCTGTCGCTTCATTGCCATAGTTTATTTCCAGATACTATTGTACGATTGTAATTGGTCAACCAAACTTGATGATGGTTTGCCACCTCCACCAACAACAGTTGGTTTCTTACTTGCTGCTGCTCCTTTAGCAGCAGAGACTTGTTTCATTGAGGAAGCACTAATCTGTGCAATCTTTGCTTCCTCTAACGCAGCAAGTTCCTGTGCCTTCATAATGGCTTCCATTGCTGCTTTCTGTTTCTCTTTCTTTGAGTCACCCTTCATACCTCTAACTGCATCTGTTGCCTTAGTCATCACTCCTTGTGCAGTTGAGCTAACCTTATTCCATGCTCCTGTTGCTAACTTCTTAACTCCACTAGCAGCCTTCTTAATCTGACCACCCAAGAACATTGGTTGTGGCGTAGGTATCACAGGATTAAAGACACCACCATGAGACATCAGATTAATAACTGGTTGGATTGTAGGTTGTATGATACCACCTGCATCCATCCCTCTCCTGTTCCAAAGTCTTGCTACCTCTTCAGGGGCTATCCCTGCTTTGATTGCTATGTTTCCAGGTGAATTTTTAGCCTTCTCATATAATCTATTCGCTGCTGTGCCTGGTATATCTTTATTGATATTAAAGGCCATGTCTGATTTGAAGTTAGGATTTCCTAGAGTCTCCTGCCTAACCCAATCCATCTTCTTAAGGAGTGCCTTCTTAATAGCTGGTTCAATACTTTCATTACTTTCAATTTGTTTAGTCCCTTCATTAAATGCCCACTCACTCATATTAGCAATAGTCCTACCAAAGTTTATCATCTTACCATCTCTGTCCATATGGAGCCTTGTGCTCTGATTATAAAACTCAGGATCACTATCAAGTAATTCATTATGTTGTTTCATAAACTGTAGTAATGAAGGTCCAGCAGCTTCTACTAACTGTCTCATGTCCATCTCACCACCTTCTGCATACCCCTTAATTTCAGGGAAGAAATTGTTTATATTAACTGGACCACCTTCAGACCTACCAGGTACTTTGTATCCTGCACTAGAGGCTTGCCTCATCCTCCGACCTGTTAGTCCAGAGTCTTTCCTTGTAGCAGGAGTATCAAATGGTACTACAAACCCACCACGAGATCTCTGTGCAACATACTCTGTGCCATGACCTATAAATGATGTGCTCCTACCACCATCAAGTGATACAGGATAACCTGACTGTGGTCCATGTATCCATCCACCAGCAGCTTTTTTTGGTATTTTTGGATACTTTGCTTCAAGTTCTTCTTTTTGCCTGACTGTTTGCTCGTAAAGCTTAGGATCAAATTCACCTTCGGTATCATTTTCAAGACTCTCAATCCTGTCCATTAGATTTGAATATTTAATACTATCCTCTTCTGATACTTTATTTCCATTGATGAAGGTACCACCCTCCTCACCGTCTTCTTCCTCATCATCACCCTTAAGCCCTTCCTTGAGGGCCAAGCCAGCACCAATGAGCAACCCAATGACACCTAACCTCTTGATCATTTTCTTCGAGGTCATCTTCAACCCTTTAGCAAACACCTTAAAGAGTTTCTTTAAGTCTTTCACTAGCTTCATAGGATTCTTCAGCCATCGTATAGCAAGGAAGAGTCCAGCAAAATTAGTAACTAACTGGAAGAGACCAACTATTTTCTCCCACCAGTTACCCTCAATCATTTTTCGTAGTCCTTCTAGTCCATTTATTACTCTATCAGTAAGGAACTTTGCTACAAACCCAAAGAATTTCATCAATGCACCGACAATATTCTTTATCGCCTTCATATTCTTGGGGTCTGACAACCACTTCATCACTGGACCAGCGATGGCAAGCACTATTATATCTTTGAATACACCTAGGAGGTTCATCAACCAACCTCCACCTGGTGATTCCTGCTCCTCTCCTTCTCCACTACCTTCATCAGGTATCGGTCCTTCTCCAGGTGCTTTATTAAATGTTGGTACAAAATCTACCTTAGCACCATCAGTCATCTTTTTGAATGCTTCTACCTGAGCATCCTTAGTCTCTAATAAGATATCAGCAATGGAATTCCATGTCTTACCTAAATCATTCGTTGCTTTAGTATTAAAGTTAACTGCCTTTACTACTCCTTCGCAGCATTCTTTATCACCCTTGCCCTCCTTGGCTGGAGCAACAACCTTTGCAAAATTTATTTTACCACCTTTCTTTACTGCTGATGCCATTAGATTTTATCTAGTAGGGGTGATCTTGAGCCTTGTATTACTCCTTCTCCACTATTTATTGGCATCGGTATATGAACAGCAACTCCCTTGATAATTGGCATTGCAAACGGTATAACATCATCACCCAAGTCCTCTTCATTTAATGAATACTCTTCAGACATCCCTCCTAACTCACCACCTTCTGACATTGGTTGGAAATGTGACATAGGTATGTGAGTAAACTCTCCACCATCAGCAAAGTTTTCCATATCAGTTTCCATTTCTGATTTATCTGCTTCTGCTTTCTCTTCTGCCTCAGTTGGAGGATCTTTAGCATCCTTGTTACCTGTAATCCAACCTGTGATTGTACTTAGATCAGGTAATTTACTAAGTATGCTATCTAACTTACCTTTAATACCACCCAGACCAATAGATTCGATCATCTTATCCTCACCTTCCTTAAAGTTTGGTGCCTCTGGGAACATGTCAGGAAGTAAATCCCTTGCAAACATATAAGCATCAAGCATTAGAGATAATCTAGGACCAAATGGTACGAAACCTAATCCAATTGGAGGTGGTAGACCAGACAAGTCAAGTATACCTGACGCACCTTCTATAAGACCACCAACACTATCTCCTTGAGCAAACCTATCATAGGCAAACACCATGTTAACGATACCACCAATGATATCAATTGCTTTTGGTCCTATCGCATTCAACACTGGACCTAGGCTAGTTATACTTTTAGCACCCTTCTTCTTCAGGACTTTCTGAATCCATGAGAAGACAGGTATCTTCTTCAATTGTTTTTCAATTACTCCATTCAAACCTTTCAGCTTTGAAAACAGAGGTTTTAAATGCTTCTTGGCAGGGTTTAAAACCTTCTCGATGATAATATTCTTTGCTTTATCACCATACTTTCTCATTAAATCACCAAACCCACCCCATGCATTCTTGATCTTCGACTGCAGCTGCTTTCCATAGTCTAAAGCTGCATTCCCAACAAACTTTGCCCCTTTTTTAATACCCTTCCCAGCCCAATCAATACCAGACTGAATATTCTTAAACCCACCAGAGAAGAAGTCACCTATTCCCTTCCCTGCTTTTCCTACATCTACCTTGGGTAATAAGTTTTGAAGATTCTTTGTTAATTTCTTTGGATCTAAAGCCTTAGTTAAATTATCAATACCACCAGTAATATTCTTACCAATCTTAGAGTCTGTTATCTTGGAGATAATACCCTTTGACTTCTTAGCATCATTTAATTTATCTGCTCCTTTAAGAGCATCCTTGGTCGCATCTGCTGCACCCTTAATACCCTTAGCACCCTTTCCAGCCTTCTTCCTCCACCAGTTTTGGAATTTTTTTACCAGATCCATAGTTTTCTCAATGAAACCAGCTAGGTTTTGAGTCAGTGCGATGATACCCATCATCAAACCGAAAGGATTCATTAGAGCTGCTAGCCCTAGGAATCCCAACAGCATCTGGCCAAATCCTTTTAACCTCTCCCAAAATGGTGCGTTAGAATCAAATACCTTACCCATACCGCCGAGAAGATTCTCGACAGATCCCTTAACCCACTTCGCTAAGAAACCAAAGACCTTTTGAACAGTTTCTACAGCCCACTGTATTGTCTTAGCACTCTTTGGATCCTTCATGTAGTCAAAGACTGCCTTAGTTATTACTAGGCTAATCAAACCACCTAAGAACTCACTGAATGGTCCAAAGACTTGCTCTAACCAACCACCTGCTTCCTTAGTTGTCTTATCATCTTGCAGGTCAGCATCCTTACCTTCGTTAATGTTACCTTGACCTGGACCATCAGGTAATATCTTACCCTCTTGTTCATTCTCAGCAGCTCTATCCTTCTCTAACCGAGCTTGCTTCTTCTTTTTCTTCTGTTGATACTTCTGAAATGCTATCGTTGCACCAGCAATCGACTTCATTTCCTGAGCTATCTTACCAATACTATTACTAACTTGCCCTAACTGATTGATAGCACGAGTATTTTGACCTAAGGCTTTAACTACCGCAGGTTTACCAGCAGCACTGTCAGGTTTGGTGGGTTTGTATGTAACTAACTTAGCCATTGGCTGCTTGTCTTTCTTTGTGTCGTTTCTCTTCTTCCTTAAGGAAGTTTATAAGCATATGAATATAGATTTCCTTTTCAAATGGTATAAGGTTGTCTATGTATTCAATGTTCCACTTATGATGATGCATCAAAGCAAAGTTGCCTTCATAATATGACCTAAGATCCCCATGCAGTAGGGCTACTCGAAAAAAGATGCAAGACCCTCAAGTGTCACCTCATTTTCAACTCCAGTCTCAGGGTTTGTTACCTTCAATGTATGAGATAACTTAGGCATAGTCTCAAAGAATTCTTGAACCTTTGCGAATTGTCCTGAGTTCATATCATCGAAGAAAGATAACAACTCTTTCTTACTGGACTCTTTAGCATCATATACTTGTTCGGTATCAGCAATAGTTTCAACACATGCTGCTGCCATTTCAAAGACTTGATCCATACCAGGATCATCACCAACAAGATTTAACTTGACAAACATATCAAAGGATGGATAACCCATAGTGACAATGATATCATCACTGAGTTTCAACTCTCTCTTATGTTTTGGATCTGTTTTAATCTCAATATCATCTAGTGGTATTGATACAGGTACCTGTGTTGTATTATCATCAGGGCAAGTAATATTTACATTAACTGCCTCACCAACTGACCTCGTTCTAATTTTTAAGAAGAGGTATTCAATATCAAAGGTTGATAAATCCTTCAATGACCTGAGACTCGTGCATGATAGGAGAATATTCTTGACTGCATCAATCATATCCTTCTGCTCACCGCTTTCCATTGCTAGGTAGAGAAGTTTCTCCTCCTTGACCAGGAAAGGTCTATACTTTACACTCTTCCCATTGGAAGGTAGCTTGAGATTATACTCAGGGACGTTTAACTTAGGTAATGCCATAGAATTCACTTCAGTACAGTTATTTATTCAAAAACCCTAGAGGTCAAAAAATATGCTGAGATTTTTTCTCGACTTCTGGGGAACCGAAGGTCGGTTTTGGTTTAGACAGTAGTTGTATTAGATGCTGCTGAAGTATCAGGTTCATCAGGATTGTAGTACTCTACAGGCATTGGACCAGGAGTACTCATGTTTTGATTTGGATCTCTCCAGTCATCCCCCTCCTGTCCAGTGAATGTAGTAGATGCTATACGATTAGCACTACTATCAAACTTATTATCGGCATAGAATCTATACCTCTCGTAGTAGAATCCAACAGACAAATTCAAAGTCGATGCTGTCTCATTGGTTAACGTTAATGATCCTATGTTGAATGGAAATACATTTCTCATGTCATAGATTCCTACCAATTGATCAATCTTATACTGTGGTACATTTTCTAACTTGATACCTAATGACTTAATCTTATCAAGAAACTCTGTAGTATAAGGTACCTTATTTCCTCCACCTCTTTCCCACTTAAAAACTTTTAGACTAGGACAAACATAACTGTCATAATAATCTGTGAATTGATTAGAATCACTAGACATTAACTGTATCCATCTCTCAAAGATGTTACGAGTAACATGTGACCTTGGTAGTAAGAAGTCTATTTGAATCTGACTGAATGTAGATGAAGTAGCATAGTTATATGCAGAACCTACATTAGTGATAGAAGATGTAGTTACCTGTCTGCTAGGTAGGTTAACACTATTTGCATAGAAGTTTAACAAGTTAGCATTGTCACCTGTCTCTAATTGAAAAGTCTTACCACTATAATAAGATACTCCATCCATTCCATTCAGTCCACCAAATATCTTTGGTGTAGTAAACTGAACTGAATATCTATTGCTATACGACGGAGCATTCTTATTATTTTTAAACCACCCCATCATCTGACTCAAGGGTGCTTTAGGTGTGCCACTCGCAATTGATTTAAAATTTTGATTTTGAATTGCCATTATACTTTAAGTTCTTTTTCAGTAATGATTTGAAACTGCCATCCTAATTGCTTACAAAATTTCTGAGCCGCTTTCCACTTTGCACGGTTGACACTGTATGTAACAACCTCTCTTATATATTTCTTATCAATTCTTTTCTGCGTCTTAGGTTCTTTTGTTTGATATAGGGGCTTCACCTCAACCATATACTTTTTACCCTTCACTTTAATATAAAAGTCAGGGAAATATCTATGGCGTTTGCCATCAACAGGACTGATATAAGGGACGACAATCTCTTCACTACCCCACTCGGTTACTGACGTTGATGTGTCTGCCCACACCATGAATTTGTATTCCCAAGAGGATCGATAAACAATATTAAGTGGGTTGCCTTTATACTTCCGAGGGAATCGGCATGTATACTTACCCTTGTACCTCATAAATAGACATAGCAAGTAGTGAAACTATTTAGGACGAATGACAGCAACTTTAAAATATCCCACAAGAGTACCTGTCGTAGGAAGAGATGAGCATGGTGTTGAAGGAAGCACTGGCTCTGTTGACTACTTACGCATCAGAAAATTTGAAATCGATTTTGATGCAGCACCAAGAGGATATGGAGGAGCAAACCTACCAGGTGGTAGACAAAATGTTAAGTTGGATAATACAACTGCTTACCTAGCAATGCCAGCAGGATTATCAGCAGCATACCAAGCAGACTATTCAACAGTTGATGTAGGTCAATCAGGTGTAATGGGATTGCAGATGGCTGGCACTGCAATGGGTGACAGTAAGAATAAAGCAGATGAAATCACAGGAGCAATTCAAACTGCTGCTTCTAGTATGTTTCCAGAGATAGCATTCAATAAAGGTGCTAGTCTGGGATCTAGTCTTGCTAATTTTGCAGGGATGGAGACACAGTTAGATGGTAAGTCTGCAATGGCATTAACGAAAGGAAAGATAATGAATCCTTTCACTGAGCAAGTCTTTAATGGTGTATCATTTAGAAACCATTCATTCTCTTGGAAGATGTTTGCTCGTAACAAGAAAGAAGGAGAAGAGATAATCAAAATCATTCAATACATAAAGACAGGTATGTTACCTGCTTATGGTAACGCAGAGATGGCAGACAAAGGTTCAAATGATAATAATAGTTGGACGTATAACAAAGAGACAGGTGTGATGACCGTCACTAAGAATGTTGAAGGTGATGGTAATGAGCAGACAACAGAACCGTCAACAACAAAAGTTAATTTGAAAGGAAGATTTCTTAAGACACCTAAAAGATTTAACTTAGAGTTTGTAAGACTGGAACCAGGCAATGGAAGCACAGGTCTTAGAAGGCTTCCACACTACAGATTCCAACCATGTATCTGTACAGGTTTCAACGTAAACTATACTCCTGATGGTCAGTATGTATCTTTTAAAGATGCCGTCTCTCAATTCACAAACGATAGTAAGACACCACTAAAAAATATTATGGTACCTGCGGTGCAAATAGAAGTATCATTTGCAGAAACTAAAATACTCACACAAGAAGACGCTGAAAGAGGTTACTAAATGTCAAAATTCTTTTCCAATTTACCCAATGTATATGTCGGTGTTGAAGGTGCCGATGAAATCATATCTTACAAGAAGGTAAAAAATATATTCAGACGAGTAGAAGTACAAGAGAAACTTCAAAAGTATAGTAATCAATTTGAATCTTACTTCATCCGTGAAGGTGAGAGACCAGACATGATTGCTAATGAATATTTTGGTGACCCAGAATTAGATTGGGTTATACTTCTAGCAAATAATATTGTAGATCCATATCAAGATTGGCCAATAGATTCCAACACCTTAAGAGAAATGGCACTAGAAAAGTATACTAATATTGATGCTGTCCATCACTGGGAGACTAAACCGATAAAGAATGGTACCATAGAAGAAGTTAAAGGTGGTGTTGAAGTCAATGAAACCTACCGAGCAGTATTGGCTGGCAATACATTAACAAAAGACCAATCAATATACTCTGTGTCTAACATGGAGCATGAAATATATTTAAACGAGCAGAAAAGACTGATTGCTATGCCTAGTATGGAACTGGTAGCATTCTTTGAAGATCAATTCGCTGAGTTGGTAGACTACGTACCAAATAAAGAAGTAGATAGGAAAGGTGATAAGAAAACTAATAACTCATTCGCATCTCGCTTCTTAGATAGAGCAGACTACAGAAGGTCAGCACCAACAACAGTCTCCAGGACTGGTGAAGCTACAGGTGCTAATGTTTCTTATGATAACGGTCCTAGTTCTACTACAGCAACGCAAGGTGTAGTATCTAAAACATAAATAAAAACTCTAGGGGATGGAGTCGAACCACCAAGACTAAAAGTCAACACGGAAACAGCGTGTCGCGTTTACCAGTTTCGCCACCCTAGATTGAAGCCCTATTTAAGGGCTGAGATGAGACGAGTTATACCAATGCCTCCTCCACTGCGAGGGAAGAAATCAAAGGAGAGGAAGTCTTCTAATTCTTTCTCTACTCTACTCTTTCCAAACAGATCGATGATGAGTTGAGCATACTTTCCATCTGATATAGTATAGAAGGTATCACGCATCTGATCTTTGTCAGTGCTTCTTTCAGCACTACCAATCGTCTCCATCCCTCCTAGAATAACATCAATTTTTTTACTGGTGCCATCATCATTCCTTGCCATGTTCCAGAATGGTGATGTCCACTCAGGGAAGTCAGTAATCATACCACGTCCAATCTTTTTCTCATGGTCATGGTCTAACTCTTTAGCATTAAACTTGTTACCCCAGTCATCATAGGTCATGATGTCCTGCTTAGATAATGGTATCCCTAACCATTCACACAACTCCCACTCCATGTCTTGAAGTTCTTTAACACCTCCCTTCATTTCAAACTCAAACATGGGGAAGATAGTCTCGTGTCTACCTGCAACAGGATTCTCTTCTGCCCTGTATGATGTTGAGACACAGAAAAACCCTTCTGCTGAAGGGTTGGAAAGTAATTCATGCTCGAGCCACATTTGACCTGTCTGAGGTAGTGGCCAAATATTATCACCGTAATTATATGTTGCTACTGTTGTAGGATCTTCACACGCAGCAAGTATACTCAAACGATTCTGGGTATGCACTTCATAGAAATTCTTAGACAAAAAAAATGACCGTAACTCGGTCACTGCATCCGTAAATTCTTTTGGGTCAATCAAACTCGTCATTATTTTTGAACAAACTAATGTATTTAGCAAGTTTTATCCTTGCCAAATCATATCAGGCATTGCTTGTTGTCCTGGTCTTAATACAAATAGTAATATGGCATAGCATACAAACCAAATGATGTTGAACAACCATGCTTGTCTCCAGAAATATTTTCTCACTGCCATAGACCTAAGCACTTGAGGTGCCTTGTCTTGTGCTCTGAAGATGGACTCAATAATAAATGCAATGATGCATCCTATCACTAGAGGATAGAATACAAAGTTTGCAAATGACATGATGCCGATTAAGATTGACATAATTCTTCTAAAGAAAAGAGACTGTATAATGCTAGGTTATTTGATTCCATAAGATTATCTGCTTCTGTATCCTCTTGTCGATTAACAATAGCAACCACTCGGTCAACTATATATCCAGCATCCCTTAGTTTTTGGACTGCCTTGATTGCCGAACCTCCTGTAGTAACTACATCCTCAAGGACTACAACCTTGCTACCCACTGGAGGTAGTGGTCCTTCTATCCATGCTTGAGTGCCATGACCCTTTGCTTCTTTCCTGACAATCAAACCATTGACTGTGCGTTCATCTAGTGCTGCTGCCATAGCAACACCACTTACTAATGGGTCAGCACCAAGAGTTAATCCTCCTACTGCCTGGACATCATCCTCAAGAAACTCTAACATCATACAACTGACATAGAATAACCCTCGACAATGGAGGGTAACAGGTTTGCAGTTGACATAATGCTCACTGGTTTGACCTGAAGAAAGTTTAAACTCACCCTTGCGATAAGCCTTCTCTCTCAGCATCTTTAATAATTCTTCTCTCATTGATCAGTTATACCGTATTTGGATAGGTCATACTTTGGCAACCTTAATGGTTCATGTTCAACTACAGGTGGTTTACCTATCATATCCTCAAGGTCACCTACTATCTTCTTCTTAGAGATATGATATGGTGTTGGTGCATTCTGTAAGCACACTCGTAAACACTGTAGTTGGTCGTCAGTAAATGTAAATGTATGTGTCATACTCTTGCTATAATATCTCCATCATCATCTTCATCCTCTTCCAACTCCTCAATACGATCCTTTAATGACTGACTAATATAACTGTCAGACTCCCTCACTCTCTGTTGAAACTCTTCATCTGGTATAAAATTTACTACAAGTAACTCATCCCCTTGCTCTACATCTTCCATCTCAGGATGAGGTTTTCTAGTTATGTATCGTGACTTCTCTTGCACCCTAAACTTTCCCGAGCCAAGCTCAGCAGCTGCTTGCCACCCTTGAGCAATCAATCTCAACGCCATAACAAGCAGCACCAAACTGCATAGTAGAAAGATACTAGCCGCCATCTATAGCACACCCAACCATGGATCCACCGACTGCACCCAATGGGATTGCCCACCAGCGATCCTTACCTCTTGATCCAAATCCTGCAAGTCCACCACCTAGTAGAGCACCAGCAACTGTTCCATCAGAGCAGTCATTAGTATCTACATCCTCATACACAGTAACATGTCTGCGATAGGTTGGTCTGTTACCCACATCAGGTGCAGGGTCAGTTTTACAAGGGACTTCAACAGTCTCCTTAAATGATTGTACGTAACCAGGATCATCTGCTGTGCCAGGAATATACTCTTCACGATACACACTCTTAAAGCATGTGCGTGAAGTAGAATATCCTGCTTGTGATTCCTGCTGTTGTGCCATCTTCCAATCCATATAATTGGTAGCACTACGATTCACACTACCATAGTCCCTATAGGCACGATAGTTACTGTAGTCTCCTGCAATAGCAGGAGCAGTAATCATTGGTAGTAATAACAAAGACAGGAATTTCATTTAGTCTTCCTCAGCTAAGGATTGAAAATACGATAGTGTATTTCCTCCATCTTCTACAGGGGAAGCAGCGACTGCTTTCTCACGGAAGTCTGTAACTTCTTTACCCCAGTTGTCAGGTTTAACTTGCTCCTGACTTTCATCAACTACAACAGGTGCTGGACGAGTGCCAAGCACAAGACTTAACCTTGCCTGTAGTTGCTCATAAGCTTTGAAGTTTTTAGGTGCTTCAAACTCATTCAATGAGTATGCCTTCTTCCAGATATCCTCTAGTGCTTGGTCTTCTAAACCACCTAGGGTTGCTGGTGCTGCAAACTCTGACTTATCATAGTTCCAATATCCATCTACCTTTCTAATCTTCAACTTGAAATCTGCACCTTGCCATAGATTGAATGGGTCTAGTGGAGTTTCATCTGCAAATGCAGGTTGCATTGCTTCAACTAACTTGTCAAAGATTTTCTTACCATACTTATAAAGGAATACTTTTCCTTCATTCTCTGGATGCACAGGGTCACTCACAACATAGATGTTTGAGTAGTAAGATAACTTACGCTTCTGTGTCCTTGCAGTTGCTTTGTCTGCATCACGACCACTGTTCCACAACTCACGATTGAGCTCACTAACAGGGTCATCTTTACCTATTGTTGTCAGTGAATTCTCGATGTACCACTGACCGCCAGGACCCTTGAAAGAGTGTGACCAGATCTTTGCCCAAGGCATTTCCTCACCATCTGGTGAAGGAAGGAATCTGATAACGGCATAACCGTTTCCTGACTTATCCAACTCAGGTTTCCATAGACGCTCATCGGCACCTGTGGTCTGAGGTTGATTGATTTTCTCTATCTCTCTTGTTAACTTCTCGAAAGTATTCCCTGCTTGGGATGCTTTCTTTAGAGATGCAAAAGACATGCTGGATTCTCCGTATTGAATGTGTGTGTTTGTTTGCCACTGTTTAATCGTAGCATACTATTTAGGCTGTGTCAACCCTCTCCAAACTCCCTAGTGTACGCTTTGTCAAGCGTCACAATCATGGCATCCATGCAGTCTGGAAGACTCTTATATCCGAAGGCATTCACTAGCATATTAATTCGATTCTTCATGTCAGCAGCCTCTGGATCCTCTTGAGATGCCAGTGCTAACCGATGGTAAAATACTTTCTGCCTGTCTATAAGAGCTTTACATTCTGCTATGTGCTCTTTCTTTTCTTCTGGTTCCATCTTAGGAAGTCTGCTAGATTGACTAGCAATATCCTGGTAGGTTTGGAAAATCGTATGCAGATCCTCTTGAACCTGCTGCGATTCAAAGAATGTACTCTTCATTTTAGATAGGTAGTACCCCTTTCGATGTTTTCTTTATGAAATTTTTCTGAGATGCTTCATGCCTTAGTCTTTCCTTCAAAGGTTTAGACAATAATTTAGGCACGGATTCCATTTCGATTTCATTCTCTTGGCAGAAGGTAATCACCGCTTCAATGTAACCAATTAAACCATTGGAAGTTTTAACCAACCTCTCTATCTCTACCGAGAATTTAGAGGGGGTCATAAATTTATCTTCTGGGTTGGCTTCTTGTTTAGGCATTACTTCTCCCAACAAATTCCTTGATATAGGATTTAAGTAATTGTAGATAGTCATCAAGATTGTATTTCTGAAAGACTTGAACAGACCCATCTTCAACCGTGATAAGTGTGACAATTTTCTTGACCTCAATACCTGTTAGTTCTAAAAACATAGCAGCATAGGCTGTCTCTTGCACATAATAGTGCTCGATGTATTCCTCCTGCTTTATCTTTGTCGAGGTTTTAAAATCGATAACTGCCAACTCACCATCAAACTCAGCAATACAATCTACTCGACCTGCGAGACCTAGGTAATGTGAATACAAAAAGGTCTCCAGACAATTGATATTGTTTATGCGATTGAGAGTGGACTTTGCGGACTGAAACATTCTAACAGACAATGGATTATTTTCCAAGTATCTGTCGAGATCTAATTTATCTGTAAGATAGTCTTCAGTGATACTGTGAAATGCAGTACCTCTTTGCGTAGCTCTAGCAGTAATTCGATTGGCCTCGTCTTCACCTATTTTCTTTCTCCAACCTGCGAAGAAAGCAGCGTTCTTAAACGATGTGATTGAGGTTACACTCGGATAGTATTTATCAGCACCTGGAATTGGATAAAATCTTATCCCATTCTCATTAACTGGTTCAACATCCACAGGTTTAAGTGGAACATCAACAAAAGTAAAACTCATTTAAAAACCTAAATTATATTTGGCAATTAGGTAAGACTTCACGAGACCAGATCTCACGATGTCATCAATACCGAATTCAATACAAGAGAAGTCTTGCATTGATTGGAGAATGGTAATGAAGTCTGAGATACCAGACTTCTCATTCTCTCTAGTAAGGTCTGTCTGGGTTACGTCACCACAGAACATTATCTTACTGTCTTCACCTATCCTAGTTACAATAGAGTCTAGCTCATGGAAATTCAAGTTGCTAAACTCATCCACTATAACAACAGCATTGTCTAGTGTTGTGCCTCTAATAAATGATGTAGACCAGAAGTCAATTGTTTCTTGTGCTCTAAGATTATCGTAAAGCATTTCAAAAGAATTATCATCTGGCATACTAAACATATATCTTACCATATTTTTGTATGGAATTTGATATAAGTATGACTTATCTTCATGATCTCCTGGAAGGAAACCGATTTCTCTAGTTGGAACTAAAGACCTTACAACATATATTTTATCATAAGGTGAGGATTCGTCAAGTACTTCTTTCAATGCAAGGTATAACATGATAAAAGTTTTACCTGTACCAGCAGCACCATGTAGAAGAATATGTTTTCCTTCTTCATATGCTTTGAAAGCTTCCTTTTGATTATCCGTAAGTGGTTTAATGTCCACCATATAAGATCCATCAATAGGCTTCTTCCTCTTCATCATCTTCTTAGACATGGGTTGGAGTGGTGCAGTACCATTACCGTTACCGTTTGTTTTCTTTCTCGCTCTAGGCATATCTAAGTGTACCTCGATAGGTTAGCACGTGGATGTTCCTGTTGAACTTTACTCATAACTTCTTTGAATCCATCATCCATTTTAGGATTACCATAAGTGACACCACCTACACCAGCAGTCCAGTCCTTATCCCATTCAGGATTGTCTGTCCTCCACTGGTCGTACTCTTTCATAGTCATAGAAAGCTCTTTCTTCTCTTGAGTATTCTTATTTATTACTGGGTATGTTGGCATGTTAAAACTCCAATGCGGTTGAGGTAGCAGGGAATTGCTGCTTGAAGACATCTCTACATGCTTCAGCAATCACCATGTGCTCACGCTGTGTGCCATGAGAAGACCTAAGATTTATATAATGAATCCAACTACGGACACTACCAGTCATGTATATCTTAGTGGGAGTAGAGAGTGGTAAGACAAATCTAGCACACTCCTTTGCTATACCAGCATGAAGCATACTCTTATATAGATCAATACTCTGATTAAAGTGTTGTCTTATCTCCTTATTAAATCTTTCTTGCACATCAGGGTCTACATCATCAACACTATTCTGTCTGTTCTTATCATCTTGACTACGCAACTCAGGTAAAGGTATGTCCTCTCTAATATACGAGACATCCTGGTACCGTTGTGAAAATTCTTGGAAAGTAAATGACCTATGTCTAAGTATCTGTGCAGCAATTGCTCTAGTTGTTTCTATCTCCAGAGTCATGTGTGCTTGCTCAAAGATAGACCAGTGTCCATGCTTAATACAATACTTTAATAGTCCCTCTACCTTGGGATTGTCCTGATTATTAGGGTTAGATACCCTAGCAATATAACCAATGGTTTTCTCTGCTTCAGGAGTGACAGAGACTAATGATACTTTACTCATACTTAATAATAATTCGAGACATAATCAAGAGTCCTAGGGACTGAAGAAATGTTATTGGTGGTAGACCAAACAGTGTTGGCATCAACCAATTCCATAATAGTTTAATAGCGAATGGATAAATTGTCAAGGTGGATAAGAATCTAAGAAACTGCGATGCAGATTCCATGCCCTCCTTATCTTCCTTCTCTTTCTTCTTTGCTATTATTTCTTTGGCTTTTTCGGCGGCTGTGGTGTTGATTCGTTCCATAAATTAGGTTTCACTGTACCTGCTGCTTGTTTGATGTATTGTAGTTTCTCCTTATAGAGATCCCAATAGTAATCAAACACATCGGCTTGCTTCTGTGCAACCACAAGGTCTTGACAGAACTCACCATCTACATACCCAACAACGTATGCATGAGTAGGAAGAGTTTTATCTTCCACATCCTCTTGCTTACACTTGGGTTTAATTATCTTCATGAGCGACCACCCCATGTGATTGAAGGGAATGCTTCAGAGATAACCGCTTTAGTAATACGCTTATACTTTGTATTCATTTTCCCATCCTTCACTAGGACAATCAACTCTGCTTCTTCAGCAGATAAACCTTCAAGTAACTGTACAAACATAGACTCTCTCTTCATGCCAGGCAATTTATCTGCCCCACCTTTAAAGAATCTATACAGTCCTTTAAACTCATGCTCCAATCTTGTATGGTCAGTGCCTACTGGTGCTTCGTTAGGTGTGTAAGGAACATCACCTTCAGGTAACATAGAAACAACACTGTCGTCGAAGTTAATAATCAATAACTGACGTAGAGCAGTGCTGTTGTGCTTCTTAAGCAATGCTATCTTCTCTGCTTTGGTCTTGGCATTAGATACCTTTCGCAATATCTCAGAGAGTAATAGTCTTGCAGAACTATTTGTTGTGGCCATTATGTAACTCCATAATTAATCATCATCTTCATCATCGGTAACGATTTCGTTTCTGATGTAAAGTAAATCATCAGATACTATCATACCATCCTCGTCAAGCATCTCAGGATGCACAATTGATTTTGCATAAGCAGCGTTTTCGATATAATCTTCAACGTATCCTTTTGCTAACCAAGAAGTGACTAGACCTAAGATGAAAGCCCCTATGACAACCAGGACAACGAGTGCAATTTCCATAGGTGTCTCCAATGAGGGCGGAACTATTTAGAGGGTTTATAGAAGCCCCTTCTCAGAAAGATATCTTACTGACTCAGTGCATCCTCCAATATTATCTGACCCTAGTTTAACTTGAGGGAAAGTTGAGCCTTCTCCAAACTCTTGATAGAATGATTTCCTATCAAACTGCTCACCTAATTTATACTCAACATAATTGTAACCTTTACCATCTAAAACCTGTTTGATTTTGGTGCAATAGGGACAACCATCCCTTGTATAAACTGCGAAATTCATAATTGGTGTAGAATAAAAAAGGGTATCCGAAGATACCCTTGTTGTATATTATATATTCTGATTATCAGAATGTGAATTTAGCACCAAGCTTACCACCGAAGTCGATGATGTCGTCTCCACTGCTGTCTTCGTTAGAGATACCAGAAACTTCTCCGTAGAAAGCAAGACTTTCTGTAGCAGCATAGCTGATACCTGCCTTACCTGAAAGTTCTGTCTCAGTGTCATCAGTAGAATCTGTGTGGATGAATGCTGGACCACCTTGTACGTAGTAACCAACTTTCTCAGCACCACCTTCAAAACCAACGTGAAGATCTGTAGTTGCAGAAGAATAATCTCCATCTGGATATGAAGCATTAGCTTCGACATTCACGTATGGACCTGCAAAAGCAGCACCTGTGAAAAGGAATGGAGCAGCAGCAAGAGCTGCGATTGAAGTTTTAATAGACATGATTGTTTTTTAACTGTCTCGCAAGGATACTAAAAGACCCTGCGGATGATAGACTTCCCCGACATGGGAGTCTCTTT